CAAACATTGAAGTTGATTTTTTATTGATTAAAGCTTCGCCGCCTTCAGCTTCGAAACCAAGACCCCCAGCAATTGAAAAAGGTATTCCGCCCCGTGAATGACTTCTTCCCCGTAAAATATCCCCTTTTGAATATTTATCAGGCGAACTTCTAATTTTATTCACGCGCTGAATACCAGCAACAACAGCCGCCGCCGCCGCCGCAATACCTAAAGCCGTTCCGACAACTGGAATACCTGACAACGAAGTGAAAGCTTGTTGCGCCCCTTGATATGTTGAAATTAATGTTGAAGCAATCGCAGCGGCTTTCCCTGCTTTTGTTTGTTCCCCAAGAATTGAAGCGTATGAATCAAACACCGATTGAAAACCCGCAAGTTTAGCGTCTGAAATAGAATCCTGAAGAAGCTTTTCACGTTGGGCGTATTTCTTATTTATTTTGTCAATATCAGCCCCAGTCTTTTCAGCGTTTGCAATTTCGGCTTCTTTTTCCATTTCAAGCCGCCGTTGCATAACTTCAAAGGTTTTATTCCCTTGTTCTTCAAGAAATATCAATTCGTTTTCCGCGTCAATTGCCTTCTGTTCAGCTTCAGCTTCCTTTCTTGCTTGATTTAGTTCGTCAATTGAAGCTTGATTTTCTTCGTTTATAGTTGCAATAGCTTCATTATATTCAAGCTGGGAAATCTGACCTTCTTCAAGTCTTAAAGCTTCATATTCCCGACGCTTTTCAGCAAGTGCTTCAAGCCTTCGCGTTTCTTCTGCAACCGCTTCTTGTGTCAGGAATTTATCTGAATCAAGCTTTGATTTGTTCGCCCGAATATATTCACTTAATTCAAACCGCGCCAATTCAATCGCAGCTTCAGCGGCTTCTTTGTCCGCTTCCATTTTCTTTTTAGCGGCTTCGATTGCGTCGGCTTCTTTTTGGTCTTCAATTGCTTTTATTTGGTCAGCGGCTTCTTTTTGAAGTGCAACACGATTCGTTAATTGTTCAGAAGTTTGACCTGTTATTCGTTCTTGAATGTCTGCAATTTCAGTTTCAGCTTCGGCGCGGGCGTCAAGTGCTTCGGTTGTTTCGCCTTCAACTTTAATTCTAAGATTCGCAACGTCAAGGGCTTTTTGTGCAAGTGCAAGTTCTTCGTTCAACTGTTTGTTCAAAACCTTTCCTAGTTCTTCGTTTGCTGCAATACGTTCTTTAATCGACTTGTTTTCGTCGTCCCTAACTTGACGAAGCTTTTCGGCTTGTTTCTGATATTCAAGTTGCGTCTTTCTTGCTTGCCTTTGCGCTTTTGTGTATTCTAATTCAGCAAGCGTAAGTTCTTTGTTTGCCTTTGCAGTTTCTTCAATTGCCGCCGTAAAGTTGTGAAGATTGTCGGCGGCTTTGTCAAGACCTACAAGACGAAGACCTTTTTCAAGGGCTTGCATTGTTTTAAATATTCCTTTTTCAACTAATTCAAAACCTTTTACAAGTCCGTCAACAAGGAATTTCCCAAGCGGTTCAAGGAATTTTAACAAACCTTTAAAAACGCCAGTAATGCCAGACACCGCCGTTTTAACTTTGTTCATTGTTTCCTCGTTCCGTTGCATTGCATTTTTAATCAATAAGAACGCGCCAGCAATCGCAGCAAGAACAATCCCAACGGGCGTTGCTATAAATGCAAGCGAAGCTTTAATAAATCCCATCATTCCAGAAGTAGCGGCTTTCAATCCACCCTTCAAAAGATTTGTCGCGCCGCCAGCTTCAGAAGAAGCCGTAATAATATTTTGAAGACTTAAATCAGAAGCGTTGATTCCTTTCGTATATTCCCCAATTGAATCTTTTCCCTGAATAAATTCAGCACTTTGACCGCGCAAAGCTTCTGTTTGTTCGTCAATGGCTGTGTTTAATTGTTCCCTAAGCTGAATTTCTTCTTCTGTGTCCCCTGCAATGTTTTTCGCAATTTGCTGAAGTTGACGTCGGCTGTCGTAAAGTTCTTGCGTTGACTTACCTTGAACTTGCATTGTCTTTGTTAGGTCTGTGTTTGCAGCATCTAAAGCCGCCGCGAAGTTCTGATTGTCCCTGTAAGCTTTATTCAAATTCTTTAATTGTGCTTCAGACTTCGCGTAAGCCGCCGCCCCTTCTTCAGTTGTACGGTCAAGGTCTTTTTGCGCGTTTTTTACCTTGTCGATTTCCTTTTGAAGTCGAACACTTTCTTTGATAACGTCGTCAACGTTAATCGTTAAGCTTGCAATATTTACTTGTTCTGGCATATCTACAATATTTTATTATTCATAATTAATTAAACAAGTTATTTTGACCGTGTCTGTGTCAGTCAATCCGAATTCGTCAGTTACGGTCAATTGACATTCATAAACGCCGACGTTTTCTTCGTCGTTTGTTACAATCAAACTTACAATCGTTCCGCTTTCGCTTGAAAGTGTCGCGTCTGAATTCGTTGGCTTCGATAATATTTCCCAAGCATAAGAAACTATTTCGCCCGTACTGTCATTTGAAGCCGAACCGTTCAGTTGAATATAAGACGGGGCTGAATAAACTTCAGGCGGCGTCAAATATACTGTGTTGTCTTCGCCCGCGTTAGCATTTGGCGCGTAATTAGTATATTCAAGAACATTCGCGGTTAATATTCCAGTTAATTCGGGATAAGTCCCGCTTCCTTTGTCAGCAATTGTAAAAGACCATTGTTCAACATAGTCGTCAACACCCCCAAGAACTTCAACAGCCGTCAACGCTAATTCAGAAGCTAATATTTCAGTTTCTTCGGTAATTGTTACGCCGTCTTGTTTCAATAATACATTTGAATTGAATCCGTCAATTATCTTGATTTTTAAAGGTTCGTCAAGTTCTGGGTCTTCATAACCTGTTTTTAAATTATTCAAGGTAATTGTCCGCGTTGCAAGTCTTTGCATATTAAAAGAAAAGTTTCCGATTTGCGTCGGCGGCTTGTTTGAAGGAAATTCTTTTATTTCAATCATTTCAACTTTTGACGGTTTCCCTTGCGTGTTCTGTATTGCGTTAAGATAATAAAAACGACCTGTTTGCTTCAGGAATTTAAGCTTAAAGAAATCAATATTAAAAATGTCAATAACAGATAAATTGATTGTGAATGTCATTTTCTTGTAGTTTTCAATTAAATTCTGAAAGGCACTATAAAACACATTCAAAAAATATTGCATTGTCATAAATTCAATACCAAGAAAAGGAATGTCTTCACTTGCCGAAACGCCTGTTGATTCGTCGAATAACTTCGCATTAATTGAAAGGTTGTGTCTTTCAATATACATTACTTTTAAAGCCGTTTCTTCATTGACCGCCGTTGTGTATTGTATATCTTCATAATAGTACAATTCTGGTTCAACGTCAATCGAACCCGAAATTCTTATCGTTCTTGTATTTGACGGCGGGTAAAGCGTTGTTTTTGTGTAATCAAAATTTGACCCTGACCCTTTGCCCTGATATGAAATAAAGTTGTCGTCAGAATCATAAAAGCAAACAAAAGCATTGTCTGAAGTTCTGACGCGTCCTGAAGCCTTAAAGGTTTTATTTTCTAAATCTATATTTAAAAATTTATATTCGATTCTGTCTTCAATTTCCGTGTCGTCAATTATCAAATCTTTTATGATAACAGTTTGTTGACCAGAAACGCCAGCCCAGAAAAACGCAACCCTATTCGGATAAGCCGAACCTTTTGGAAGCTTCACGTCTATTTCTTGCCATTCGGTCGAAGGTGTTATTGATAAAGCCCCAGAAGTTGAAGTTGTAACAGCGTAGTACATCGTTGCCGAACCTGTAAGCCATTTAATTTTGAACTTCGTATGAACGTCGTTCCCGACTGTAATTCCTGAAATTATTGAAGTGTCCGAAAACATGACATTCCCGCCAGTTCCAGTAATATCAATTTTTATTCCGCCTTCTTGAATAACTATTGAATTTACATTTGCCTCGCCTAAATTAAAAGAAAATACACCGATGTCCGTTCCGTCAATTACCGTGCTTGAATCAAATCTTGAATCCGAAGGAACAAGGTTCACAATTTCAATGGTACCGTCTGTTTTTAAAATTGCTGGCTTTCCAATTCCGTCTTCAGTCAATTGCGTTTCAACTTCCGTTTCTGTTTGCGTTTCTTCGCCCCAGATAGGAACTTTATAAACTGAATTACCAGATAAAGACGTTCCTTTCGCTGGAATTTCAAAAGGACTTGTAAACATTGTCTTTTCACTTTCAGCGTTTACATTATCAATTAATAATTCACCGTCATTCGTCGGAACAACAATTGATTCGTCGTATTTAAACGAAGCCTTGTTTGTTTTCGCATATCCCGAAACATAATCTTCAGAATCAATCGAAACTAATTTTGAAGACCAATCTTCAGCCGTTGCCCTATCAGAAAGCAAGGCTTCAATTCGTTTAAATTTAAACTCATTTGTATTTTGCACTGGATGCAAAACAAGACCATATCTGTTGATAACGTCCTTCAGAAAGTCAAGTTGATTCATTTCACCGATATAGTCAATCGGGCTAATTACCTGACCGCCTGTTTGCAAATATAAAGTCGAAATAATACTTGCACTATAATTCAAAGTATAATATTGATAGCCGCCTTCTTGTTGATAATAGTAATCATAGTAAGAACTTGCAGTGATATAAACCGAAATTTTGTCGCCAGCACTAACCGAAAACACAATCTTTTTTGTTTTTGAATATTCGTCCGTTAATAAGCTTATGTAACTTATAGCTGAACCATTTTTTTTAACTATAATCGAAGCGTATGTTTCATAAAGATTGTAATCAACAGCAATGTCAAGCCTATAAGTTCCAGCGACAGAAAACAATATTTCGCCGTCTGATATTGAAGCACCGACAAGACTGTTGTTAACTAATGTAATTTTTTCAGTTTGTGTCAAATATTCGTTTGAAGTTTCATATTCTGAAACCGTGTTCGAAGTCGTTCCGCCTTTGTCTTCTGATATTACTGACGAATATTCTAAAGTATAACCGCGTGAAGGCGTCAAAACTTCATTTAAATACTTTTCATTTGTTGTAAAGAATTCACCTTGCAACGTTAGTCCGTTCGCTTCAAATATCCTTCTGAACAAAGTATGTGTAAATATTGACGGGGCTTGTTTTTCAACTTTAATCGCTGAAGAAACGCCGCGCCCGAAGTCCGCAATCGCATAAATAAACCCTTCCTTATTTGAATAACTGTCAATGTAATTTTGTGTTGTTAAAATATGGTTTAAATCTTCAAGCGGCAAATCTGAAAGCTTCTTGTCTTTTAATAATTCTGAAAGGCTTCTGATTCCGTCAATTAAATTTATTTGATAGTCTTCTCCTGAAGATTCCCTTATAATTGCATAACCATTCGAAACAAGATAAACACCGTCAACAACATAGTCTGCAAGAACTTCTTCGTAAGGCTTGCGACTTGTATTCCCCATCGTTCCAAGCATTTCAAAAAAAGCTTTGTTTCTTGAAGTTTTCGGAATCTTAATCGTGTATGAAAATGAAGACTTTCTTTCCGTCATGCTTGTAACTTCGCCGATTTGAATTCGCCGCGTTATTGGCTTGTCGTAAATATCAATTTTCGTTTTGTTTAAAAATAAACTTTCAGCCATTTCTTAAAGTTTTGCGGTTTGTACTTCTGGCAAATCAATTGTCAACGCTATTTCATTTTTTGACTTTTTATTACTAAATGAAATTACACCGTCAACAAAAACGTCAATGAATCGACCTTCAACATAAGCTTCAGTTGCCGTAAACATTTGAACCAAAGGGCTGACAAAAATGTCTTTTAAAAGTTCATAGTCATAAGATTCATATTTTGTTTTAACGTTTACAGTTCCCGCCGCCGTCTTTCCAATGCTTTTATAATTACTTGTTGATTCTCCAATGTTTTTAAATTCATTGTTCGTTACTTTTCCAATGTCAGAACCTTTTAATTGTCTGATATAATATTCGTCAAACAAGTAATGACTGAAGCCGCCGTTCCTGTTAAACCATTTTAAATAAATTCCTGAACAATTTTTCTTTTTGCGCAAGAAAACATTCGCCTTAAAAGTTGAACCTTCGTAAATTCCCAGCCTGTTCAATCCTACAATTAAAGGAAGGAAATTGTCAAACGTCCAATTATTACGACCGCCCCTGTCAATGTTAATTCTGAAAGCTTCCTTTCCTGTTGAAACCATTCCTTCAGATTCATTCCCAGTATTAAAGTTCTTTACCTTTACAGTTTTTCCGCTTTCGATTTGCTGAATATCAAAATGAAACGGAAAACCTTCGAAATAAGTCAAGTCGTGATTTATTCCGTCTGGCGAATATGACAATAATTGATAATTGTTTTCGTGAATAGGTTCGCCAATCTGTTTAACAGCCTTGAAGAAGTCGTAAACCTTTGTTACAAATTCATTTTCAAGGCTTTGAATAAGTTCTATTTGCTTTAAATAAAACACCGTACTTGTTGACTGAAGGTAAAATTGAAAACGCATATCCCCAAATGAAGAACCAAAAACAACCGCTGTGTTTATTTGCTGCCATGTATCGGTAAAATTCAAAACAATTTTGTTCCCGTCTGTATTTAATCTAACAGCACCAGAAGCGTCGCCTTTAATCCATACGCGAAGATTAATATTTCGCCCTCTTAATTCTGGGTCAAAGTCATTTATCGACCATAAAGAAGGGTTTGTTCCTCCGTCTTGGTTAATTGATATTTTGAAATAGTCTTCAGCTTCGTCAGTTAACTTTTCAATGTAATTATTTGCATTCGGGTATCTTATTTGCCATATTCCCGCAATTGTCCCGTTTGTTGTCGTGTTTTCGTCCAATTCTGAACCCGCTGGAATAACATCTTCAACAGACCCAGAAACGCCAATGACTTTAACTTGAATACTTTGTTCAAGATATAAACCCGCTATTGTTTTATAATACGAATCTGTAAAATAATTGTCGTCTTCAAATCCGCTTTCGTTGAATATTGCCTTTACTGATTCTTTAAGATTGAATAAATAAACGCCGTTTTCGTCTGGATAAATAACGAATACGCGCGGGAATTTTTCAACTGGGTAAACAGTTATTTCAGCTTTGTAATTGTCTGGCAAATCCGACGTAAATTCAATAAATGAATCGTTATAAGCTGGATAAATCCCGTAAGGTTCTTTTGTTAATGTAATAGCCATAATCTAAACGTTTTTAGCCAGAATTTCAAGTTCGGCGTTAATTTGTGTTATAATCCTATTCACGTTCAATTGTGAAACCCTATCAATAATTCTGTCAATTCTTTCAGGCGTAATCACTTGTTCGTAAATTCTTAACCATTCAGAAGGGTTCGTTCCTTCTTCATGTATTTTTCTAGCAATTAAAAATGCAAGACTTTTTTGACTTATATTTCTTTCAATTGCCTTGATTCCTTTTACTTGCAACCATTTTAAAATTGATTGCTGAAGTGTCGGTTCGCCCGCCTTTCCTTTCTTCTTCGTTTTTCCGCGACCAGCTAAATAAACATAACCGCGAATTGTCGCCTGATAAGGCGAATAAATCGCTTCAAGACCTTCGGCGAATTGCCCTGAAGCTTTCCTTCCAGACTGTTCGTAAACCGTCAAAATGTCGCTTAATATAGCGTCAATTTCTTCTTTTATTACTTCTTGGTCTGTCATTCGTCAATTGTCAATTGATAAGTACAAATAAGACCGTCGAAATTGTAATCGAATATATTTACGACTTCTGTTGTTTCCCATAAATCAAACACAACGTCGTAACCGCAACGAATTTCGTCTTTAATCGTTTTAAGGTCGCCCGAAACAATCGGCTTAATATAATTCTGATACCTCGTATCGTAATCCTGTTCGTCAATGTCTGAAGAAAAAAGAATCATAAATGAACCCGAATAAACTTTCTTTTCAGTAATTCCCGAATCGTTGTCAATATCCCTGATTTTTACAGGGTCTAAAAATATATGAGAAACATTTTTTTGTTCAGCGGCTTTAAAAAGATTTTGAAAGTCGTGTCGTCCGTATTCGAAGACCCAGCCGTTTGACGTTGCCAAAGCTTTTAATATTTCATACATAATTATTTCGTTTTAATTTCGTTCATTTCCTGACTTATATCAGAAGCGGTCTTTCTCATTAATAGAATTGTGAATACTTCTGAATATTCCATGTTCATAAAATATTCGTATTTCGTTGCGTCCCCGTTCGAAAGGCTTTCAAGCGTGTTGTAAATACCAAACTTTGACATTCTTTCAGCCCCGTTAACCATTTCCCATTTAACATTTAATTTTGAAGGCGTGAAAGCGTTTTCTTCGGCTGTCAATATAACCTTTATTTGTTCGCGTATTGAATTTAAAAGCCCGAAGAAGTCTATTATCTTGAAGTCAAGAACTTCTTCTTGTGTACAATTTTGTACTAAAGCAACAATTTTAATCAAGTCCCTATCTTCGCCCGAATCAATATCCTGTTTAATTTCTTCAACTTCCTTCAACTTCATTTTATAAAGCTGTTGTTCAGTTTCCTTCGGTTTCAAATACCTTAAAGCAATCAAGTATTGTTCAATCACTTCAGGCGGTTGATTCAAATATTCAATTAGTTTAAAATTATCTATTATCATAATTCAAAAGTACAATTATTTAACAAATTTTAAGTCGCCGCCAGTTGTAGAAGATTTCGACAACACTTCAGCGAAGAAATATCTTGACGGGTCGATTAAGTGATTCCAGTCGTCAACGGGAACGCCTAACTGTTCACCCGCCTTATTGAACTTATAAGAATAATTTTCAAATTCGTCAATTAAATTTTTACCAATAAGGACAAGTTCAAATTCTTGCATGACTGAAATTCCGAAGTCAATGTCTTTAACGTCTGACTTCTTAATCTTAACGCCGTAAGTTCTTAATTCCGCAATTGACTTCGGCTCTGAAGCGTCCGCGATTATTATTCCGTCAATAAGTTCTTTGTCTTGTTTTATGTGGGCTGCAATTTGACTATTCAAAAGACCTTTCTTGTAAAGCGATTCTTTCAAGTAAATCTTATTATCAAACTTGTAAATCTTGACAATTCCAGTCGGGTCGCCAGAAAAACCCCAGTCCAAAGCCGCCCCAAGATAACGCGCGCCTGAAGGAACTTGTTTCGCTTCCTTCCAGTTTTCGAAAATTATTCCTTCAGTTATTCCCAGAAGTCCAAGACCCAGAACACGCCACTTGTTTTGAAAATATTTCGAACCTTCGTCGGCTTTCTTTTTAAACCAAAGAATCGAAGCTTTTTCTTTAACAGGAATAAATTCGTTATGTGTGAAGTTTAAAACTAAATAATCAACGTGAGGTTCGCCGATAAGTTCTTTGTGAACCCAGAAGCGTCGGCGCGGGTTGTAATCAAGAATTGTGAATTCTGAAGTCCTTGAATATAATTCAATATAAGTCGAAAACTTTATAAAGTCGGCTTCATTTATATACAAGTGTGTTCTTCTCGAACCAAGCCTTGACCCTTCGCCGTCAACGGAAAAGAATTCAATTACATTCGAACCGAACGTGTAAGTGTGGTCTGATTTATTGACGTGAAACTTATCATATAAACCCCAGCTTTTAAGAATCTTTTCAAAATCCCTAATTGCGCCCGATTTTAAATTCGGCAGGCTTTGAGCAACGACGGAAAGAATTAAATTTTGACGCTTGGAAATAGCCAACAAGATAAACAACATCAAAATCGAAACCGTTTTTGAAGAACCTTTTCCGCCTTGAATGATTCTGACTTCTTTTTTTAGTTGACATATCTTTTCAAAAGCGGTCGTTGTTTTATATTGACCCGCTAAACTCATTCACCGTTTAATATTTGACTGACAATTGTCATGTGCTTTTCGTTACTGGCGTGAATATTGATTTCGGTCGCCTTTTGTTTGTTGTCAGCTTCGTAGAATCCCAAGTGTTTGTTCATCATATCAATTGCACGTTCTTTCGATACGAAATGAAGTTCAATCGTTTCTTCAGTATTAAGCAAATGACCGTCCTTGTCGTAAAAATGCTTTAATCTTGTTTTGTATTTTGTAATTAAACGACGGACTTCAACAGGCAAAGCTTTTATTTGTTCGGCTGAAAGTGAAATTGTTTCTGTTATATCGGCTTCAATCCAGTTTTGAAGTTCTTTCAAAATTCCTTCATGTGTCATATTGACAACCTTCGCCGCTTCTTGATGTTTTTCAAGAATATAAGCTTTTACTTCTGGCAACGCCTGAATCTTTGAGAAATTGACTGTCGCCGTTTCTTCCTTCTTAATTTTTGGATAAAAGGCACGGTAAGCCGCCGCGCCGTTGAATTTATTTACAAACCATTCATCAATGATTCGTTTGTATTTATCAAGTGTTCTGGGCGTTAAGTTTCTTTTATTTTGTTCATTTTTAAACTTGTTCTGTTTGCTCATATTCCCGAATTTCAAAATGTGCTAAATCCCAGCCAAGACTTTTATTCTTTTTCTTCTTCCAAAGTCCGCCCCAATGCAAATATAAATGTTTTGGAACCTTGCCTTCTTCTTGTAATTCTTGCCAAGCTTCCAGCATTAACATTCCAATAACACCGAAGCGACCTAAAGCGTCGTAACAAAGACCTTCGCCAACAATATAAGGAACTAGGTCAAGGGCTTGACCTTCGCCGTTTTCGTCTTTCTTTTGGTGAAATGATTTCTTTATATATCCGTCGCACTTAGACCATTTCTGTTTGAATATCCAATTTTGACGACTTGCTTCACGGACGCCGCCGTCCATAGGAACGCCGAAGTCAACAGGTGAACACATCAAAGCGCGGTCTGAAGCTAAAATCAAATACCTTGAAACGCCTTTTCTTCTTTGTTGGCTTGTATTTCCGAAACTGAATTTATTTCTGATTTTCATAATTTTATGATAAGTCAATGATTGCTTTTTCAGCCATTTTCGAATGACCCGTTGCGTTCGGGTGTGTTGGTATCGTTGCAGAATCCGAAATATAAGTCGGATAAGCATTTTCGAATGTTATTCCGTCTTTGTCAAATTCAATCAAACGACAACCCATTTGATTCGCAACTTCACGAATTGCGTTGTTGAATTCTGGAAGCGTGTTCGTTCCGTTACGTGTTGGAAAATGGTCGTAAACAACACGCTTAAAAACGTTCAGCGTACAAAGAACAACTTCAGCCAAAGGATAAGTTTCGCGTATAGTTTTAACCAAAAGCGTCAAGGCTTCCTTGTAACCATAATCAGAAACATTCACAATGTCGTCAGAAGGAATTTCAGTTTCAGAAGCGTCGAACGAAGTTAATTTTGCGTAGGGCGTATGACTGAAGTCATTTGTCCCGCGATAAACAATAACCAAGTCAGGCGTTTCGTAAACCCCCGCGTCGTTTCGCTTCTGTAATTTGTTTATTTGCGCTGGATGCCACGCGTAAGACGTTTTATATTGTTCAATACTTCCTTCGTGTGAACTAATCGAAGCCCCAGACCAAGAAACATTTTGAAGTATTTCCCAGCCTTTTCGTTCCGCCAGTATTCCCCACCAAAGTTGATTTTGTGTAAGTGCATTATAATTCAAAGGCTTTCCGACAACCTTCCCAATGTCGCCAGAATCGGGGCTAAATGTCTTCAGAACTCCAATGTCTGAAGATTGAACTGTATAACCGCCAATTGTTAAGCCCGCGTCAACGTCGTATTTTGTTACATAAGCTTCAATTGTTCCGCCTACGTCAGAAGAAAGAACTTCAATTTCAACGGCGTTGTTATCAGAAGCGGTCGAAATTGAATCCCCGATAATTGAAACCTTCAAGCTTTCCGTTTCTGGGTCTTCAATCCCGATTTGCGTTTCAATTATGTCAACTCTGTCTTTAAGCTTACTTATTTCCCCGAAAACAATTTCTGTGTCGTCAATTACTAAATCTTTGATAATTACTGTTTGTTTTCCAGTTGTACCAGCCCAGAAGAAAGCAACGCGATTCGGGTATTCTGTACCCTTTGTCAATTTTGCGTTCACTATTTGCCAACTTGTCGAATGTGCAATCTGAACCGCGCCAGTTGTTGAAGTTGTAACAGCAAAATAAAGCTTGTCATTCCCTTCAAGCCATTTAATTTTGAACTGACAATGAACTTCATTCCCGTTTGTAATTGAAGATATTATCGAAGTATCGTTGAAATTCACATTCCCGCCCGTTCCAGTTATGTCGATTTTTACGCCTTCCTGTTCAATTGCGATTTCGTCAACGGTTGCAGCCCCAAGCGTAAATTCAAAAACACCTATATTCGTTCCGTCAATGTTTGTGTCTTCGTTAAACCTTGAATCTGAAGGAACAATATTTTCGTCAAATATTTCTTCGTTCAAAGCGTCAACTTGAAGTTGAACTTGCTGCAAATCCTGTTCACCTACGCCGAAACCTTGTTCGTCAATAAGAACTTGAAAGTCTTTGATTGCTATTTCAGCAACCGCGCCAACAATCAAGAACGCTAACCTGTCAGCGTAAACAGTTCCGACCTCAACGCTTCCTTCGAAAAGCTGATAATCGCTTGAAAGTGTAACCTTGTCCGTGTAATCACTTTCGGGGGCTGTGTCGCCAGCACTAATAAAAAGTTTCTTGCTTCCTGAAATCCATTTCGCGTAAAACTTATAATATAAAGTTTGTCCGTCGTTACCGTCTAAGATTGTAGTATTTGCAAGAACGAAGTTCGCCGCAACTGTATTTTCGATTCTAAGCGCGTTCGTTTCGTACAAATACAAGTTCCCAGTTCCGACAGTTATTGCAAATTCGCCAGCCGTTGACAACGTTACAGGTGTATCGGAATTAAAGCGGGAATTATAAGGCAATATCGTTCTATTTACAAACCTGTCAGTTGCCGCCGCTGAAAGTGCTTCGCTTTCATTTGTCGGGTCGATTTCAGATAAAACAAGACTTGCGTCCTTTACGTAAGCCGAACCGTTCCAATGATAATAACCATTATTTGAAGAAGTCGAATCGTTTGAAACTTTATAAGAAACAAGCAACGTCCCAGTTACAGGAAGTTCAGCCAAAGTTTCATAAACAACAACGCCCGTGTATTGGTTTTCTTCAATGTTGTCGATTCTGTTTGAAAGAACTTCAATGTCGCTTTCACTTAAAGCGTACCAAGTAACAGCAAGAATCGCCGAAATAGTGGCTTCTTGTGTGCTGTAAGTTTTACCGTCAATTGAAAATTCTGTGTATTTTGTTGAATTAACAAGCCTTTGCTTTGTGTCATATATCGAATAAATTCCGATACCTTGTGAACCTTGCGCCAATGGTTGATAAATCTTCGCAAACATTACGCCGTCAATTGTGAAGTGCTTTTCGTCGTATGAATTAATTAAAATCATTGCTTTACTTTTTATCGGTTATATTATTCTTTTCAATAGCACAAAGAAGCCGCTGAATAATCGACATAAACGCCCGCCTTATTGCTTCAAGCATCTTCGTAATATAGTCAGTATTTTCGATTTGTTTCTTCGTCTTGATTGCCAGAATATTCGTAATACATGAAATACCTTCGTTTACAATTATTATGTCGATGATGGCAACAACAAAATAGTTAAAATTTAAACTTAAGCCTTTTGCCATTAAAGCAACTATCATCGGAATAACTAAAATAGAAAGCTTCGAAACCATTCCCCAGCCCAATCTTTTAAGACTAAACTTCTGACCCAGCCTGAAGGCTTTAATTACTCCAAGCACCGAATCAATGACCATTAATAAAAATAAAACTTTCACAATTCCCGTTTTAATTCCCAAGTACACAAACAAGGCATAAAGCAAACTTTTTACAAAGTTCAAAATGTCTTCCATATTCAATAAATTTTAAAAGTTACGCCAATATGAACAACGTTCTTCGTGTCATATCCGACTATAAATATTCGATTTTTTTCTTTATTTACCAAGTTAAGATTTAAACCGAACGCAGGTTCTTTGAATCCGTAGGCAAAGCCGCCCGCAAACAAGGATATTTTTTCGGGTTCTTTTTGAACGCTTATAATATTTGGCTTAGTCAAATAATGGACTGATTGAGTTTTCAAAGTCCCTATGACTTCACTTTTAACCGTTATTGTTTGAACTGAATCTTCGAACACCTGATTGTATTTCCGTTCTGTTATTGCTTCTTTATAAAGCGAAATTTGCTTCAATCTGTCATTGTCTTTTATTGCCTGTTCATATTTTTCAAGCAAATCTTCATTGACTGGGTTTTCTACCTTAACAACTTTTACAACTTCAATGTTTCTGATTGAATCTTTATAAATAACAGTATCAAAACGCTGTTCTTCGATAGGGTTTTCAACTGTCATTTCGTTTTCTTGTGAAGGAACAATAATCTGTTCTTCTTCTTTCTGGCGTAGCGATACAATATAAATCACTAAAGCAATTATTATCAAATTGTAAATTACGCCTTTGTTTAATTTTATACTGTTCATTCTGATTCGTTATAAGGATAAACTTCAATGATTCCAGTCATTGTAATTAAAGTAACTATGTAAGGAACAACAGAAGCGTCAACGTTCTTCGTGAATCGCGTCAAAGCTTGCTGAATGTCGTCGGCTAATATCAAATAATGAAGCTTTACTTTCTTTTCCTTTCCCGCGCCTTCGTCAAGTGTTATCATTTCGGCGGCAACCTTGAACCATATTTCGCCAGAATCGTAAGGAAAAAGTTCAACAATGTTCGCTTTCTTTATAGCTTCAATTTTCAATTCGCCAGAAACGTAAGGGGTCAGTTCTTCAATTGTCCGCGCTTCGGCTTCTGTGAAACTTTTCGCGTCAAATAGATATGTTTCGGAAACTGTTTTGTCTTTCCCGTCGTCGCCTGTCTTATTGAATTTTATTTTTACTTCAAACCAAGTGTTCATAATTGATTGATTTAATATACAACTTCATGTCCTTCGGCAATAATATAAAATGACGTTAATGTTGAAAGGTCGTCTTGAATAATTACTTGTAAATCTTCCCCAGCTTCCAGCCTTATCGCAACGCCAATTTTATTTTGACCCGCAAAAGTTAAACGTCCCGTGAATCCGTCTTGTCCTATTGCTGGATTCGAAGCCGCCTGAACATTAAAATCGTACATTATATTTGCAAGGTCGCCGTTTGTTTTGGCGTTTAATATATTCCTGTAAGTTCCGTCAATTTTCCTGATAACAATTCCTTTCGTTAGACCGCCAACAATGTCGCCAAATTTTGATAAATCGACAGCACTTGCAGCCGTACAAACAAACATTAAACGCGTAACATCAAAAGTCGTTTCAAGCGTTCCAAGCATCAAAGCGGGATTTCTTAATCCAAACGCAACAGGCGTTATACTTCCGTTGACATTCATGTTCTTAATTGCGCCTATAACATAAGAACCCGCTGGAAAATCAAAGTCAAAAGGCGTGTCGGCTGAAATTACACTTCCGTTAATAGCTAGAATTTCACCTAAATAAAAACGGTTGTCGTCTGGACTAAATAAAGTTAAATGTTGACCGACTGCAAAACTTGTAATACTTGCAACTGTTACGTCTTTTTCACCAATCGCAACCGCGCCCGTTGAAGTTGAAGAAACAACTGGGGTGTTAAACGGATTTATAACGACTGGGCTTGTTTGGTCTGAAATTGCAACGTCATTATTTTTCAAAGCCCCGACTTCGTTCAATAGTTCCATTAATTCACCCCATGAATTAACGTCTGTTATTTCAGCATAACCACGCGAAGCAACAATTTTATTTCCTGTGAATATGTTTCTAAGCGAAAAGTTTCTTGTTTCGTCAGTTCCCTTTTCGTTGTCGTATTCAATTGTATAGTGGTTTTGATGGTAGTCAAGACCGTCAATAGTAAAAAAACCGTTCTTTGAACTTCTTTCAATGGTTATCATAATTTACTAAATTTTTGGGTTGAAAATGAACCTACCGAAAACCTATCCTTCAAATATTTGTCGCGGTCTGAAGCTGTGCAATATCGCGGGAACGTTGCTGTATTTGCAAGAATGTATAATTCAATGAATTTAAACTTGACACCCGCGTCAACTTGCGCTTGCTTTTGCATGTCTTTTAAATAATTCCTGTCAACTGGCGTTCCGTCTTGTGTTTCCTTAACTATAAACCCGAAAGCCGTGTCGTTTACTGGCTTCATATAGATATAACGCGAATAAGCATAGTCAGCAAGAAGTTTTTTAATTCCAGCATGTTCAAAGCTTTCGCCGTTGTATTCAAATTCTGAACCGTTCATTAATTCGGAATAAGAAGCTTCAGCCGCGTTTTTTATTACGTCAAAATAAAATTCCCCTAATATTTCAAGAAGGTCGGATTGTTGCGCCAGCGAAATCGCTTCGTCAATCTTCGCGTCGTCCCTTTTTATTGAAACATTTCTAAATGACGCGAATTCCGTTGCTGTTATCAAATTAGCCATTTTGTTTAATTTTGTACTGTTTTACTATTCTGTTCAACTGGATTCCCTTCGCCGTCAAAACCGCCGACCATTTGTTTTGCTTTCTTTTCGCTGAATCCGTAAATATTTACAATTATAGAAACCGCGTTTTCTCTGTCAATTGTCTGTTCTTTTACAGCTTTTACAACGTCAAGAATTGCAGTAACACCACCAACAGAACCGCGAAGCGTCGCTTGTGCTTGTTTATTTATATTTACGCTTCCTTGTTCCTGTTCATCAACATAAGGATTCAATATCTTCAAACCTTCTTCAATCTTTTTGCCTTCTTGAAAAAGTTTCATAATACCAGAAAACACTTCTTCGAATTGGTCGCGTTCTTCTTCGCGGTTTTCCCATAGCTGAAGCTTTGCTTCCTTCAGCATTTCCCCAGAAGAACCGAAAAGCGAATTGTCTGTCTGTGAAACTAACATTAAAGGAACTGTAAAGGCTTTACAAATGTTCTTTTCTGCTTGCTTGTCTGAATATTCGAACAGTTTATCGTTATAAGTTCCCGAAAGGTCGTCAAGTTTTACTTGCTTTGAAAGGTCGTCCGATTGCTGGGACGTTTCAAGAAGAAGAACGTCAGACGAATTTTCAGCCCCTCTAAGCGAATTTAAGTCCTTTTTGAATTCTTTCCTTGTGTCGTCGTCTTTAAACGGCTGAACAGTCAATAATTTTGTATTTAAAAAGCCTTTTGACGCGCCCCGACTTCTGAACGTTTGCGAATTCGCTTCAAGAAGTGCTTCAGATAAGGCGGGGTTTAAATCTGTTAATGAATAAATATATCCGTCGTCTTTACGTAAGTGCAAGATTTGACCGTTGTAGTTCTGAATGATGTCTTCAATCTTAGCTTCTTTCGCGCCTTTTTCTTTTGAAGCCGCGCGAATTTGACCTTCAATTACTTTTTTTTCTGGATTGTATTTGTCAACAACCTTGAAATCTGAAGGCTTAATCTTTTTACTTTTGGATTTATCCCAGTTATCATAAACAAGAAATTTCCCCGAATATCCTTTGTCGTCAGCTTTCCCGATTCTTACGTCTGTTACTGGAACGACAACAATTGCTTTGACGTCAAGGTTTGCGTCATAAGTTACTTGTAAATAACAATTATTATGTTTTGAATATTGGCGGGCGGCTATTCTTAAAACTTCGTTCAAGCTTTGACCCTTGCTGTTTACTTTAACTTTTCCAGCGTCGCCGAATGATTTTCCGTAAATAGCTTTTGCGACACGGTCGGCGCAATTCTTTGAAGTAATTGACATTGAAATCAAGGCTTCAATCAATGACGGAAAGGCGTTGTCAGAACCAAAATTGAAACATTCGTTTCTTTTATCAACTTTTACGTCAAGAATAGTGCTTGACACTTGGTTATAATATAGCTTCATTTTCTTTGAGTATAAAAATTAAGGGCTTCACTTTACTTGACACAAGCAAAATAAAGCCCTTTGATTCGGTTTAAAGTACCTACTTATTAGGCAAGAACTTTGTCAACAAAGTCTTTTATGTTCGTTGCCTTAATATCTGGGTATTTAACGCGCAAGTCTTTTAATTGCATTTTCATTAATTCGTCGCGCGAAGGCTTTTCTTCACTTGCCGCGTTTCCCTGAACCGCTTCTTCAGCGGCAAGGCGGGCTTCTTTTTCAGCGTCAGTTTCGCCAGTATCTTCAGCCTTTTCTTCTTCAACAGAACCTTGACCGTTTTCGTCGGTTTTGGCTTCTTCTGTTGTTTCTTCTTCCTTACTTTTGTTAGCTTCAGCAACAGCTTTCGCTTCAGCTTCAGCGGCAAGGCGGGCTTCTTTTTCTTCAGCGGTTTCGGAATCAACGCCGTCAATTATAAGTTGTTCCCAGTTTGAAGGGTAATCTGAAAATAATTTGATTCTTTCAGGATTAGTCCGTAAGAATTCAATCGCTTTTTCGTCCGTCATTGTGGCGTTCGAAATTGTCGCCTTGTCGCCCTTCTTGTTTTTATACATAGCGGCATGACGTTTAAATTTAAACTGTGTCATTTTATACAAATTTTTAAGTGATAAAATCATGTATTGAATGTCCGAAGGACAAGAACGACAAACGTCCCTTCCTGTTTTCGCTTTGTAGTCTTTTGCCAGAAGGTCAATATTTTCGCGAATATCTTTAACCGTCCCGTTTAGAATTTCAATGATTGTCATTTGTGTCTTGTCGAATTCGAAACCCATAATTAAAAGTATTAAAAGCGGGACAATTTGACGTTATCCCGCTTTATATTATACGACCGCAAATAAAGCGTCAAAAGAAGCTTTTGAAGTTGCGTAATCAGTTTCAAGGAAAATGTTATAAGGATATTGTTCAACGTCCCCTTCTTCAGTCGCAAGGGTAAACAATATACTTCCAGAATTTTCAAGGGTGTTTTCTGTCATTTCTGACAGCTTTAAACCACAATCCCAGCCACGAACTTTGAACGCGTCGTCTAAATCAACGCCTTTGTATTTCGATTCGTAAACAACCACAAAACGACCTTGTTTCAGTTCGTTTGCACGTTCAGCGTGTTCGGCTGTTGTTGTTGCCAATCTACAAAGAAAGTTCTGAAGGAATCCGTCAACGTCTTCGGTGTTCGGTGCGAAAGAACTGTTCGCGCTGGCTAAATCTTTATACCAAGAAATCGAAATTCCTGAAGTGCCAGACTTCAAAACTAAATCGGTTACAATCGAACCGTTTACAGTTGACGCGGCACGGTCTATGTCGTCCCAGTTGATTAGAACAGCTTTCCCGCCGTCAATACCTTTTTTCGGCGCGTCTGCACAATCAAATAAAATGTCTGCTGTTACTTTATTAGCGCAAGCCATAATTTCAAATTTTTTTAAGGTTTAACTTTTGAAAGGAAACCCGAACGCGTCGGGCTTCCAAATCAATCAATCAATATAAATCCAATTACGGAACAAGCGTAAATTCAACCATTTCGTCAATATTCACAGGGGTAACGCCAGACTTCGCTTTTGTCCTGAAGTAAACTTTGTCGTCGTCTTCAGAATACCAGATTTTAATTAAAGTCTGTTCGTCTTCAACGTCCATTCCTACAACGAAGAAAGCACCGCGAGCCGCGAACATTCTGTCAGTTCCATTCAAGCCGCGAACTTTACGCAACATTTTACCAGAACCGCCAATCATGTAAGTATTACCGTCATTTTCGGCGTTGTAATGGTAGTTATTTGCATCTTTTACAGCCTGAATATATAAATCAAACACGTCGTTTCCGACAAGAATTTGAAAGTCGTCCGCTTCCTTAGTATCAACAGGGGCGGCAACAATCATGTCGTCAACAAGACCGATAACATTCGCCTTAGTGATTGCGGTTGCCGAAGAAGTATTTCCGTCGATTGCGTTTCCGTCCGCGTCAATCTTCTTAATAAAACCGTCAAATAAGGTGTAAGTTCCAGTTGTGTCGCCTTGCCAATAAGTCAATTCAAGCGTCTTCTGAATAGAAGCAACTTTCACGTCAACAACGGTTTCTTGCCATTGTGGGGGCGCGTCAGCGTTTGAAGAACCGGGGGCGAATACAGTATTCGGGAATTTCTTTTGAAGGTCGTCTTCGCAGAATCCTTCGTAATATTCCCATTGCTGAACTTCAATGAAGTATTCAGTTACGGTCGTAGTTCCTGAAGGTGTTTTGCAAGTACCTTTCTGAATTGTTGCGTCGCCGTCGATTTTAGGAATCGAATCTTTTCCTTTTACACCCGTCATAAAGCGGGCGAACTTTCCTGTATCACCGCCAGAAAAAAGCGTTGCGGTCAGAAATTCATTTTCACGACCGACATAATCTGTAAAGCTTGAAACATCGTAAGCCATTGTTCAAAGTTTTTTTAATTAATAATTATTTTTGTTTTGTCCGCCTTAACAAAACGGATGCTTGATAATTCGGTTTTTCTTCTTTCGAAGTATCAACGTTTTTTTCTTCAGCGTTGATTTCTTTTCCGCCTATTTTAGCCTTTAAAGCTTTTATTTCGTTATCCTTCTTGGTCAACTTAGCTTCAAATTCAGCGTTTATTTCAGCGGTAACTTTCGAAGTTACTTTTTCAGTAACCTTTTCAAGTAGTTTGTCAAAAGAAGCTTCAGCTTCAACAGGCGGTTCAGCCGTGCCAGCTTCTTCTTTTGATACAATTACGCCAGACGCGTCAGTAACAATTTTCGTTCCGTCATTCAATCGGAATTCACCCGCTGAAACTGGATAACTTTCGCCGTCGTATTGATACATTACAGTTTCGCCGACTTCGAACGTTGTATTCGTAACCTCAACAGACCAGATAGAAACTTCTTTTATTTCTTCAGCGTTAACTTCAGGCTTCTTTTCGCCTTTCTTTTTCGCTGAAGCTTGGGCTTCTGTGTCAGTTTCTTCTTCAGGGTCTTCTTTCGGTATAATTTCAGAAATTTTCCCGTCGGTAAATACAACCGTTGCTTCTTCAAGCGAAGGCATAATATAAGAACCGTCTGGAATTGCTGAACCGTCAATTGTTGCCGCGTCCCCGACTTTCGGGGTGTCCCCGCTGTCAAGGTCAGGAAATACAATTTCCGTTCCGTTAGAATCCTGAAGCGTCATTTCAGCGTTGACTTCGACGTCTTTCGTCTTTAATTCAATGCCAACAAATTCAGCCATTGCTTGAAGCAAAGCCAAACCTTTGTTTTTCTTTGATTTTTCAGTCATCTTATTAAAATTTGATTTATGAATATTTAATTCAGCCACCGCTTCAGCGGCAACTTTTACTTGTGTAGCAAATCCAAGTTCGACCGCTTCAGTTCCAGAAACAAAAGTTTCATTGTCAAGAAGATTCCGAACGGTTATTTCGTCCACGTCCAGAAATTCAGAATAAAACGTCGCGAATTCGTCTTCAAGTTCCCGTAAAGCTTCAGCAACAAGTTCAAGCTTGTCGGCGTTACCTTCAACCTTAGCCCAAGCAAAATGAATCATTAAAGCTTTGTCAACATCTTCAACAATCCTTTCACGTCCAGCAGCAAAAATCTTTGCAGCGATTGAATAAGCTTTGTCTGTAACTGTTCTAACTGGAATCGTTTTGTCAAGACCTTTTAAATAGTTGTAAATTCCGTCGCCTTCTTCAACGTTTCCACCTTCGGAATGAATAAAAGCTTCGACTTCAGTCGGGTCTTCAAACGACTTGAATTGACGAATAACATCAACAAGCGTCGTTCCCTTGCCAATCTTACCAGAAATATAAATTGTCGCTTTCATGTAGGCAAATATATATTAACAAACAAACATTCAAGAATAATTTTAAACTATTTATTCACGTCAATTTGTTGGTTTCATTATTTTTGTTTTACTTTGTTTTACGTTGTTTTACCTGTTGTTTTGCTAACGTGCTTTATTTCAGGTTATTTCAACTTTTAACAATATTGTTTATTATTTTTAAGGTTTGTGAATTAATATTTTTATTCGGTTCAATTTCAAACCTTAGTAAAAATTAGTAAAATGACGTCAAATAATAATCATGAATTCGTTGTTGTGAAGAAAGTCTTCACTTACGCGACTTGTGCTGTTTGCGACGGAACTGGAACAAAGACGCGCGTATTCCGCAAAATGAAGTTCGTTGAAGATTGTCCAGCTTGTAACGGCGAAGGAAGAACCCGCTTCGTCAATTCTTTCGAAGTTCCATTGAAGGAAGCATTGAAAGAACTGGAACAAGAAAAAGAACTTCCTGTTGTTGTTCAGGTCGAAGACATAAAGCTTGATAAAAGCCGCGTGAAGCAACAAGCAAAAGTTTAATTATGTCGAACATTAGGTTTAAACAATGTATTCCAGACAAACAAGTTCTTCGGGATTTCGCTTTTCTGGCTTCCTATGAAGCTGAATTCTTTGAACGGAAAGACAAGCACCCGAAAGAATTTGCTGTTCTGTATTGGTCTGTATCTTATAATTAAAATCAATTTATATGAATACTTATGTAGTTACTGGAACTTTTCACGGTTCTATCATTAGCGCAAGAACAGAAGGCGACGCGCGTCGGGCTTTTCATAAGCACTATAACGGCGAATCAATTATTATGAACAATTATCATTCATTACCGATTGAAGGCAAAAGTCTTATAATCGGATTCGTTTCGAATGACGAAGAACATTTCGAACACTTCAAAGAAGTCAATAAACATCATACGACTATTTTAGTCAATGAATCAACAAGCTTATTCGGTTTAAGATTTAACCTTTTAATTTATACCGAAGATTCGCCAAAGATGAACGCTGACTTTATAAAGGCTTTAAAATTAAGAACCGTTAAAGAACTGTAAAATGTCGCATATAGAAATCAAGAAGACCGAAGAACAACCGAAGCGACTTGAATACGCTTACGAACAAATTGTGTCGCGTGGCTTTGAAATACATTACCACAGTGATACAACACTAAAATTCTACTATAAAGGAAGTGAAATTTCCGTTTTTCCTTATACTGGCTGGTTCTCTGGAAAAGGAATAAAAGACGGTCGTGGAATTCATAATTTATTAAAACAGCTTACACCATGCCAAAAGACAAAATAATCAACTGCAAAGTCGAAGAAGAAATCAAAATTCAATTTGAAGAACTTTGCAAGGAAAACTTTTCGAACCCCAGTCAGGAACTTTATAAATTCATTCGGAATTATATAAAACAACATAGCGGTTCTAAAATCCTTATTTCTGATTTACGAAAGAAGGTTTAATTTTAAACCTTTTAAGTTCGTTTACGTATAATCAACATAAATCAACCTTTATTCAAAATGATAAGCTTTGTTAAAATCCAAATAAACAAGCGTCAGCTTATAGAATTATATACGCGTCAGCTTGTTATTCCTGAACATTTAAAAGAACGCTTCTTCAAAAAGCTTTTCCTTCTTGATAATATCCGTCTTTTAAAAGAAGTAAGGAAAACGACCCCCGATTTGTTCGTTGATTATAATGTAAAAGACTTTTACTTTATTAAATACCCTATATTGAAATAATGACTAAAATTTCAGACATTCGTTCGGAACTCGAAAAGAATCCGAATATTGATAATTCAAGAATCGACGACTTAATTGAATTCTATGAATTAATGACTAAAGATTACAACGAACCAATATTTAAAAAAGACGAAAGCAAATGAAATTTAAAACAACTCGAATTTGCGCCCGTAAGGGTTGCAACAAAGAATTCAAACTTTACAGGTCAACCGACAAATATTGTTCCCCAGCTTGCGCTTATGCAGACCAGAAGGACAAGCCACATAAGAAACGTAAACCGATTAAACAGGTAAGCGATAAAAGGCGGCGCGAATCCTATACTTACACAAAAAAGCGAAAGACTTTTTTGTCAAAGGAAGAAAATAAATATTGCCCTGTCTGTAAAGCTGTATTTGACGGCATAATTGACCCGTCAGAAGTTCACAATCCGAATGAAATATTCAGGAATAAAGGTTTAATAAAAGCCCGTGAAGTTCATCACAAAGCGGGACGAAAAGGAAAGCTTCTGAATTACGTTCCTTTCTGGCTTGCCGTGTCCCGTCGCGGTCATTTATGGATTCACGCGAACCCAGCAAAAGCTTATAAACTTGATTTTTTAATTCGTTCAACAACCGTAAATATATGACAGACTTAGAACGCTTCAAGGACACCTTGAAACAAATGAATTGCAACTTTACTTCAGTAAATACTTTAATCGGAACAACAGTTTCAATCTATTCGGACACAAAAGAAGTTCAATTTGAATTTAGTCCTGAAGGTAAGTTTTACCCGAATATTTATCTGGTTTAATTTTTTACTGTTTTTATTTGGTGTTTCAATTATTTAGTTTAATTTTGTACTATTATTAATCAATCATTTTTCAATTATGGATAAATTTAATCGTACTTGGATAACTGAAAACGCGCTTGAAGAAATTGAACAATATGAAAAGGGCGTTTTAACTATTCGCGGGCTTCATTATAGACTTGTTGCGCGCGGAATGACAAACACAATCCAGCATTACAAACGCGTTGTAAACGCTATGATTCAAGCCCGCTGGCAAGGTCTTGTTGACTTCGACACATTTTCAGACAACGACCGCGAAACAATTGGCTTTACAGATTATGAAGAAACAACTGTTGAAAGTTCTGTAAGTTACGCAAAACGCCAGCTTCGCGCATGGATGAACCACTATTCAAAAAACCGTTGGGAAAATCAATCTTATTACCCTGAAGTATTTATCGAAAAGAAAGCCCTTCAAGGTGTTTTTCAAAGCCCTTGCGACGAAATGGACGTTGCGCTTTCCCCGTGCAAAGGTTATCCGTCTTTAACTTTTCTTTACGACGCTTCAAAGCGGTTTAAGCTTGCCAGAAACGAAGGCAAAATTCCAATTATTTTATATTTTGGGGACTATGACCCCAGCGGCGAAGATATTCCCCGAAGTATTCAACAAAACTTTATTGACTTAGGCGTAACAGTTGAAGTCAAAAGAATTGCCTTGCTTGAAGAACAGGTCGTTGAATGGAACTTGCCGCCCGCGCCAGCTAAAAAAACAGATTCAAGAACCGCGAACTGGGACGGTCTTGGACAAGTTGAACTTGACGCGGTTGACCCTAAGAAACTTCAACGTCTTTGTCTTGATGCAATCAACGACATATTTGACGAAGAAGCTTATTCTTACTTAATGGAAACCGAAGAAGAAGAACGTTCTGAATATAGGCTTCAATTAAAGTCATTTGTAAACGATGAATTAAACAACGATTAATAAATTCAATTATGAGAAAAGCAAATTATTTCACAAAGTCAGAACTGGCTTTATTCGAAGGTCATAAACCTGTATTTGACCCAAGTCAAATGAAGATTATCAACCGCAAAACGCCAGACAGCGAAGTTGAAATCAAGACTGACAAAAGCGGCTTTACTTACAAATCAGTTAAGGCGGCTTACGTTAAAGCCCTTGTAACGTTAGTAACTGGCGGGAACTTTTGTTTTGAAGTTGTTTCCCGTGAATATATCCCATCTTCAAAAGAAGTTATTGTTCACGGTCGTTTGACTATCTGGCTGAACGGAATGACTATTAAACGCGAACAGTTTGGACAACATTATCTTCAACTTAAAACAGAAGTGAATAAAAATGTTACTACAACTTACGCTTCTGATATTGGAAACGGATATAAAGCCGCCGCTTCTGACGCCTTTAAAAAGTGCGCAAGCGAATTCGGTTTTTGCTGGGACATTTACGGACAAGAACACGCTGACCAAAAGAAAGCGGAAATTCCAGAAATGAACCACGCCGATAAAAAGAAGCTTGAACGACTTGACCACTTCTTAAAACAAGCCGCAACAGTCAGCGAAGTTGAACACACTTATAATAAGTATCTTGAAACCGCTGAAGAAACTGAAGCTTCGAAGGATTTATTGAAGAAGTATTTGAATCTTTTTGTTAAGTCCATTGAAGAAAGCAAATAACACGCAAGCGGATTCGGTTTATTTTTTTACCGTTTCCGCTTGTTTTTTAAATTATTTGGTTTAAATTTGTACCTATCAATCAATATAATTCAATATGAATCATTTTAAATTTAACAGTCTTATAAAAAACATTCCTTCAATTGAAGTTTGTCTTGACTGGGACGGATTAGAAGGAAGCAAGGAAGTTCAAGACGAAGAAGTTGAAGCTGGCAAGTTCCTTATATTTGCAAGCTTTTCTTGTTTTGAAACTGGGACTTATGACGCTGGCGACTATCTGACGCCTCCGTGTTTTTCTTCTGACGGTTTAACCGTTGACAACATTGAAGCACTTGTTTTCGACAAAGAAGGTGAAGAAATTCACTTGACAAATAAGCAAGAAACTATTCTTTTTCGAGAAATCGAAACAAATATAACTTCAGTTTAATTCCTATGAGTAAAGAAAAACGATATACCGTAACACTCGACTTATATATTCACGCTAGAAATGACCGTGAAGCAATGGTCAAAGCGGCACAATTAGCCGAAGAACTAAGGAACGACAAAGGCAATGAAGCGCAAGTTTTAAGCCTTGACGAAACGCCTTTCGCGTCTTTTGAATCAAGAAGGGTTCACACGGGACGACTAACAATATTTGAAAACAAACTTATTGAAGCTTAATATTAATCAATTAAATTCAAGTAAAATGAAAGCAAAAGATTCTAAATCAAATTTATGTGAAAAGTGTATGTTTGACGTTCCGACTTGCGGTTCTCAAAACATTAAATTCGGCGACGGTGTTGGCAACGATAACGTTATTGAATGTTCAAATTTTTTGACTAAAAACTTTAAAACCCCTATTGAAGAAATTTTCTTCAGAAGTTCAAAAATCGGGTTGCTTGCTGGCGGCTTAATCAGACACGGCTTAACCGAAAAGCAACGCGAAGAAATGGAAGCTTTAGAACTTGCCAAAAGAACGCCAATCGGTTTAACCGAAAAACAACAAGCTGAACTTGACGACTGGAACGCAAAAGTAAAAGACGGAAAGACCTTGACCCCTTCGCAAATGCAAAAGCGCGACGACTACAAAAACAGGCTTAAACAACCAAAAGGATTAACACCAACACAAAACGCGCGTCTTTGGGACTTAAAAGAACGTAACGCCAGACCGCCAGAACTTTCGCAAGGCGCAAAAACTTATATAAAAGAAGTCTGGCTTGAAAACGAAAAGGGTTTCAAAGAAGAAGTAACAGACAAGAAGCTTCGCAAGGGTCTTCAAGCTGAAGAAGACGCAATCAATTTAATATCATTCGTTGACGGTATTATGTACGTGAAAAACGAAAAGCGTGAATATAAAAATCATATTACAGGCGAAGCCGACGTAATAACCGAATTTAAAGACATGGAAGTTGAAGGAAGCGAAAAAACAGTTGACGCGCTTGTAATTGACGACACAAAATGTTCTTGGAATCCCCGAACTTTTATGCAAGCTTCTTTAACAACTGGCTATGAATGGCAAGGGCGCGCTTATTTGTATTTATATAACGCTGATATTTTCCGCCTTCGTCATTGCCTTGTTGATTGCCCGCCCGATGTTTTCGCCGACGAATACAAAAGATTTTGTTTTCAGCACGGAATAATTGACGACACGCTTCCAGAATATCAAGAAGCAATTGAACAATTCAAACGTAATTATCTTTACGAAGATTCTGACCTTTATACCAAAGAAGAACGCGTCAAAACGTTTTCTTTTGTCCGCGATTATGAACTTGAAGAAGTTCTTTTGACGTCTGTTAAATTAGGCGTTGAATATTATAAAACCATCACTTTAAACATGATTGAAAATGAATAATTCAGTCGATTACGAAAGGTTTTTAACTGATAAATGCACAAGGATTAAATTCCTTGTGCAACAGTTTTCAGGCGTTCCAGATATAGGGATGAAATCAAGGAAGCGAATTGTTTCAGACATGAAAAAGGTTTATTGTAAAATCTGTAAGGAAAAGACAAAAGCTTCTTTGGCTACCATTGGCAGAGCCTTAAACGGCACTTACGACCACGCTTCAGTATTACACAGTATAAAGGAATTCAATAAACTTTATGAAACTAACCAGCTTACAAGCCCCGAAGTTTACGAACAAGTTATTGAAGCCCTTGACGAAATCAAAGAACTTGAAGTCAAAGAAGAAAGCACGAATAAAAAAATAAAAGAACTTTGCGCCTTCCTTGACTGGTTCAGAACTGAAATAGGGGACGACACACCGATTGAAACTTCTTTCTTCGTCGGAAAATATTTCGGCGGGGCTGCAAATATTTAATATTTTTGTTTAATTTTAAACCTTTAATCAATTATAAATTTAATAAAATGACTAAGAAACAAGCATCTATTGAACAACTGGAAGCCACAAACAAGGCTTATGATTTGCGCCAGAAGGCACAAAACGACAATGAACTTGCCGACTTGCTTGGAATGTCTAAAGTTACGCTTTACACCCGTTTACGTGTTAGTAACTGGAAGAAGCCTGAACTGGCTTTGATTGAATACCTTTCTTCGGCTGACGAATAAACAGCTTATGTTTTGCATAAGTGAAGCCAAAAAGAAAGCGGGGCGGTATTGTTGCGCTTATAATTGCACAAACGAACCGATTAAAAGAAAAGGCGGTCTTTGTCATAAACACTATGCAAGAAAACGCCGTGAATTTGACCCTGTTGGAACGCGCTTCAATCAATTTAAAGGTAATGCCAGAAGAAGGAACAAGCCCTTCGAAATAACAATTTCACAATTCCGAAAGTTCTGTTCTGATACTGGCTATCTTATAAGCAAAGGAAAGCGCGGGCAAAATGCTACTATTGACCGAATTGATAATTCAAAAGGTTATACAATTGATAACATTCAATTATTGACATTAAGACAGAACGCCAGCAAAGGCGCGTCCGATTGTCCTTTTTAAATCAATCAATATGAATGAATTTTTAATTAAGGTTAAAGAATTGCGCAAGGCGCAAAAGACTTACTTCAGAACGCGGAATTTTAACGACCTCAACAAAGCGAAACGTCTTGAAAAAGAAGTTGACGAAATGATTGAAAAGCTTGAAAACCCGCAACAATCTTTAAATTTATAGATATGAAGAAGTACACTAAAAGAACCCGTCTGCTAATCCTTTTAACACTTCTTTTGTTAGGTGTGTTATTCTGGATTTTTGTTTTTAGTTTATTTGTTTAATTTTAAACCTTAAAAAATGAAAGTAATTCTTTTATTTATTATCGTTTTTATTGTCGGCTACGTGCTTTATTTAGTCGCGTTCTTCAGCTTCGCCGCTTATCTTTTCCGAAAACACAAAGAAAGCCCTGAAGCTTATATAATTACAAGAAAGAAAGTCAAATCAATTTAATTCAATTATTATGAAAAAGATTCCATTACCTGAAAGTCAGGTTCAAGAAGTTCTTTTTGAACTTATCAATCGGCTTTTTATTGACCGCCGAACAATGATGTTATCTTCTGGCGTCTGGAACTTGACCGCTAGAATTTCAAACCTTCGAAATATGGGTTTAAAAATTATTTCAAATCCAATTTCTTCACATAACAAATACGGTCGTGAAATTACTTACGTTCAATATAGTCTTGAAAGTAAAAAAGACGCCGTTTCCCTGTATATGAAATTGAAAGAAAATCAAGTCGGAATTCCTGAAGCATGAAAGAACAAGTCTTGAAAATTATCGAAGAACTAAGCGCACAAAAACGCAATGCGAAAAAGTTCCCCGTCCTTGTTCTTGACCATGAATTAAACAAGGAAATTAAAAGACGCGTGTTAAAAGCTTTAAGGGAATTATTCAAAGAAGAAAAGGTTGACTTCGGTCGAACTGTCAATTATAATTTTGTTGAAATTAGACAGCCAGACGCGCCGAAACGCAATAGAAAAGTTATACTTCACGAAAGCGACCTTTTAAAAGATGAATAAAAACCGAAAACTTATTGACGAAGTAATTCTTTTAAGAAATGAAAAAGACGACCCAGTTCAGGAATTCGCAACTAGAAACAAAGATTCACCCTTGAATATTTGGGACAATTTTAAACCGTTTCGATTAAAAGAATTTTATCTTAATTTATTTACTAATATCGACGGCGTGAAGCTGAAGTTCAAACATACAACTTTAACAGTCAACGGGCGTCATAAAAACAAATAACAAATGAGTGTTAACACAAGAAAACAACGTAATTATCTTTACGGCTTGACCTTCCTTAAATGGTCAGTTGAACAAAGATTGTCGGAACTTGAAAGGTGTTCGATTGATTCAACCCTTGCAATTCACAAATTCGGAAACAAAGCGGACGACGACACTTTCAAAAAGCTTTGTGAAGCCTTTTCTGATTACGAAACAATGATTGAAGTCGCTGAAGAAACATTTCCAGCCCTTCGCGCTGAAATGGATAAAATCAAGAAGGCGAAACTTACCGTCCTGAAGAAGCAAGGACAAGCGAATAAACATCAAGAAAAAGCTGACCAGATAAAAGAAGAAGCTTTGAATCTTGGTAAGATAATTGAAAAGCAAGAAACCGACACAAAAAAATCAAAAGGACTTCGAAGCTTGTTCAGATAACTTCGTAAAACAAACAAAAAGCCGTCAAATTTTATTTCTGACGGCTTTTTTTATGTCTTCAAGTATATTTATATCATTCATTCTTTGTTTTGCTTAAACAGGCTTAAAATCGCGTTTACAATTCCAATATCGAAAAGCGAATTCGCAACCATGCCAACAGCAACCCCGTAAATCAAAACCCAGACAATCGTTATTCCTTCAAACATTCCAAGTTTTAACCACCAACCAATAAAAGAAAGCCCGATTGAAACAATCCAAGACAAGACAACCGTCCAGCCCCCAGAAGAACCAATCAGATTTTTAATAAAGTTAGTTACAGGAAGCACAATCGCGGCAAGCGCGGCAATTGAAACGAAGTAAACTTCAAGCCCTGAAGGTTCTGTCAATACGTCGCCGCCAGAACAGAACACCGTTAAAGGCAAAGCGAACAACATAAACAATGTTGATAGTACAAAAATAAACTTTTTCATAATTTAATTTTTAAATATTAATTTTTTGCTAATATACAATTTATAATTAAGACGTTGCAAGCGTTTCGATAACACTTACATTGTTGTTAACTGTGTTTATTTCTTCTACGCTTACAACTGGCGCGGGTAATGTCGTGTTTGCTTCTGCTATTCTTAACGAAAGAAGGTCGTAATCAATTAATGATTTCGAACTTAAACTTGAAGTTGCGCCAGCAATTCCACCGTCAGCGAATTTCTTTCCGCCGCCAGCAACATTAATCGCAGAAAGCAAAGGCGCAAACATTGAAGTTGATTTTTTATTGATTAAAGCTTCGCCGCCTTCAGCTTCGAAACCAAGACCCCCAGCAATTGAAAAAGGTATTCCGCCCCGTGAATGACTTCGCCCCCTTAAAATGTCTCCTTTTGAATATTTGTCTGGGGTGCTTCTTATCTTGCTTACCCTTGATAAACCAGAAACAACAGCGGCGGCGGCGGCGGCAACTCCTAAAACAGTTCCGACAATAGGAATAGAAGACAAAGAAGTAAAAGCTTGTTGCGCCCCCAGATAGGTCGAAATTAAAGTCGAAGCAATCGCGGCGGCTTTCCCCGCTTTTGTCTGTTCTCCTAAAGCCGAAGAAACGGCGTCAAGCGTTTGTTGCGTTCCTTGAAGTTGCGCGGTCTTTACGGATTCGTCAAGATTCTGTTTTCTTTGCGCGTACTTCTGATTTATTTTATCTATGTCAGCCCCAGTCTTTTCGGCGTTGGCTATTTCAGCCAAACGTTCGTTTTCAAGTCTTCTGCTTAACGCTTCAAATTGCGTTGACGCTTGTTCTTCCAGAAATATCAATTCGTTTTCCGCGTCGATTGCCCTTTGTTCAGCTTCAGCTTCCTTTCTGGCTTGATTCAGTTCGTCAATAGAAGCTTGATTTTCTTCGTTTATTGTTGCAATAGCTTCATTATATTCAAGCTGGGAAATCTGACCTTCTTCAAGTCTTAAAGCTTCATATTCCCGACGCTTTTCGGCAAGTGCTTCAAGCCTTCGCGTTTCTTCTGCAACCGCTTCTTGTGTTAAGAATTTATCTGAATCAAGCTTCGACTTATTCGCGCGTATATATTCGCTTAATTCAAATCTTGCCAATTCAATCGCAGCTTCAGCGGCTTCTTTGTCCGCTTCCATTTTCTTTTTAGCGGCTTCGATTGCGTCGGCTTCTTTTTGGTCTTCAATTGCTTTTATTTGGTCAGCGGCTTCTTTTTGAAGTG